ATTTTTTGAGACAGTCGTCCGAATGTCAGGACTGTATATCCTTGATCAATATAGTCTTTTAATTTCATCTACTATTCTCCTATCTGTAAATACTTCCCAAGTAATCTGCCAACTGCCCATCATCAAAATCAGTCATTTGATCCATTGTTTCTTTATGGGCACATAAAAACGCCACGAAGCCATCAATCTTCTTTTTAGACTGACGTTTACTTGGCGCCTTTTGTCCGCTCATGTTTGTAACCGCCACAACATTAAGCGTGCAGTACAACATAAGTGGGTTATCAAAAAATATTCTTTGTTCATAGAAAAGCCGCTCGACATCATCAAAAGGACCATTCAAGTATTTCGGATACTGCGGTACTTCGATACATTCAAGCCCAAGGTTTTCCAGCTTTTCGATAAGCTTAGCACTCATCGCTGGATCATAATTAACTTGCTGGATATCGTATAGATCCATACAATCTTCAATGAACTGAAGTATTTGCTCTTGATCAATCATCTTTCCATCGCAAAATTCGACAAACCCTTGTTCTTCCAATTCTCGATAGGGTACATTGTCTTCTTTTTCCCGGAAATCCAAATCCTCATTGGGAATAAAATACAGCTGCTTAACTTTGAGAATTGATTTTCCATTTTCATCCCACGTTGGGAAGTTTAAAGAAACGCACGTTAGATCTCGCGTTTTCGATAAATCCAAACCGATATAACATGGTTCATTTTGCAGATTGCCTAATTCTTTGCTAGGAACCAAGCAAGGTTCAACTTGATCTTGTTCAAAGAAATTATCAGCGCCATTGACGAATACATTTAAATGTTTGGTCAAGAACTCAGCTTTAGAGTGAGCGGAACGTTGAGCCGTTTTAAAGGCTGATTCTAATGCTGACAAGTCAACAGATATTCCCCAGTTAGGATTACACATTTCCCAAACTTTGCGGTCGGTCCAATCGTAATTTTTGTTTGGTTCGTAAATTAAAACAAAATTCGAATCATTGTCATCCTTCTTTAGCACTTCTTTGGCTTCGCGATAAACACGCATGCCAACCGATGACGATCCTTTTCCAGCGGTTGAAATATTGAACATCAATGGCTGCGGTAAAGAAATCTGAGCGGATTTGAAGTTATCGTACTGTTCCATTTTCTCTTGTTTGTGCAATTCATCATTCACAATGAAATATGGATTTGACCCCTCAATGTTTTCGATATTTTTCGTCTGGACAATAAACTTATTTGTATAGGCCATGTCTTCAACAATATATCGATAAGTTACGCTTGCCACGGTTCCTTTTGGCCCTTTGAAGATTTTCGTCCCATCCAGCAATACTTCGTTGTTTAAAATCGTATCAGCGAATGGTTGTGCAGCATATTGTGCTTGAGCGTAATCAGATGCACACGCATAACAATTGACGGACAAGGCTCCTTCGCCATACATCGCATATCCTAAAGAACCGACACCGATCAAAGTCTTACCATTCTTTTTGGGAATCTGTACATAAGCTTCACGCGTAACCCGAACCGTTTGGCCTTTTTCGTTTTTCTTCACCCAACCATAAATCCATGAATATATGAATTTTTCCCATGGCTCTAAAAGAAACGGTTTGCCAACCATATCGCCTTTTGTATGGACAATAAACGATTCAACCCAATCCATCATCTCGTTCGCTCGATCAACATCAAACCAAATGTCTTTTCGTTTCTTCCATCGATACCAGCGATCAATTGCCAATCGAACAGTTTTTGGATATTTTTGCGGATGTTTACGAACACCTTTAGCAAATAAATCAGCGTAATTTACACCAGGTTCAATCATTCCCCTTCACCTGCTTTACTCGCCATTTATTCCGATGCTCTGCTAATTCATCCACTGGCTTTTTTTCTGGTCGAGTGATTTCTTCATTTTGTCTTGCAGTAGATCCACCAGTAACCTTCTTGCCGATCGCGGCTTTGTTGGTTAGGCCTAGATAGTCCAGGGCTTTCATTTTTTTGTCAGACCAAAATTCAACTTGTTGGGCCAACGGATGCTTTGTTGGATTTGTGGCACCAGATTTATTGGTGTATTTTTGCGTTTCCGGAAATCCCTTTTCTTTCCACGCCAAAAACTTATATTGGTAAATTTCAAAAATATCCAAGTAGGATTCAATCAAGGGGTCCAATGTAATCATGTAAATATCTGACTGCCGCATAATCGTTAAAATTCGCTCTTTTTCAGTTGTAACTTTTCCATCAACAATCGCTTTACGTTGCGCTTTAGTTGTCATAATTTACGGTACCCCCCTTTTGTTTTTGAAATTTTTTAAAAAAACGATGCGCGTAACTCCCTCTGACCTATCTCCCGGCAAGCAAAAAAATTTGAAAAGGATAGGGGGGGTAATCAAAAATAAGACGGGAAAACTTTTTTCTCGTCTGTTTCATTTTCTTCAATTACGTGACATGTTGGACATAATAAACGGATGTTGTTTGGATCAAGCTTGAGCATGTCGTTCTTCTTGATCGGTACTACGTGATGTCGATGTGCTTGCTTGCCGAACACAAAGCGACCACACCTTTGACAACAGCCACCTTCTCTTTCATATACAAAATCAGAAACATCACGCCATGCTTGTGTCCGATAGAATGGTTTGTTCTCATGGTGGTATGCACTCTTCTTAGCTTTGGCCTTTCTCCTTGGTGCATGCTCCTTGCAGTAGGTACCATGTGCTACCTTGACCTGGCATCCATCAAACCCACAGTATTTCATTTTCCGGATTCTTCAATCGTTCGTAAGATATCACCTTTAGATCGAATAGCAGCAGGAATTGTAATCCCGTTCTTTTTCGCATATGCCCGTAGTTCCTTAGTATTCATACTATCCAGTTCCGATGGTTCTTCATCATCTGGATCCGTAACAGGCTCGCCATCAGGATCATCCGTTGTGCCGCCATCAGGATCTAGCACTTCTTGTTTGATTGCTCCTGCATGGATAAAGTCAGCAGCGTTACTTAAATCTGGTGTTGCACTATGATCAAGTACAGCAACCACCTTATCCCCTTCTGGTGTGATCATCGACTTAGGATTTTCAGTCACTTCAAAATCCGGGTCACTTCCTTTAGGTACAAACAGCGATCGTTTCTTTTCTGTATCCCAATACTCTGTGCCTGCAATTGTTTTTCTAATAGGTACTTTCATTCATGATTCCTCCTTAAAATTATGTACACAAAAAGACAGCACTAGCGAATTCTGAAATGAAGAGATTCACCTCGATTCAAAAAATTGTGCTGTCTTTCATTTGTAGGTAAGTATGAGCGGCATAACAGCTGCTCTCTTAATCTTTTTGACAATATCATAATAACTCTTTTTACGAGGAGTTTGCGCCGGAACTTTACGGAGTTAATTCCTACTCGATACGGGTTATAAGCGGAGTTGTTTCCGATTTACTAACCACAAGTTTTAGTTCGTAGCTAAATTGTAGCATTGCTTCCTTTGATTCATCCGTCACGATATCTTTACTTACTGGTACCAGATCAAGTATTTCATTTACAGTAAATCCTTGTAGATATCTCAAAATAAATATCTGACGCCTTCTCTCGGTCACCTCAGCTTTGAACGGGTGAGATATAACAGCGAATCCCTTAGCGAACAATTGATGTAGTTCTTCGAATTCTTCTAAATCATCTTCTCTCTGGATCAAGATCCTTTCTGCTTCGCCTGTATTGCTGCCAGATGTCGAAGGAGGAATAAGGCTGAAAGACTGTGTCACTTTTGGAACTCTTGGTTGTCCGACTTTTTCACGAGAATTTTTGTAGGCTCCAATAAAAATTTCAAAATTCTTTCTGGTTAAGAGCATATCAATATCTTTATTGCTTGGTACTTCGTACTTACTAACATCAAATAGCGACATGACCGCCATTCCCCCTTATGTTATAATATCTCTGACGGAAATATTTTTGATAGTCGGAGGAATCCGGCTTTTTTTTTATGCTTTTACCTAACTTCAACATCTGGAATCAACGCACTAGGTTTCAGCGTAATCTTAAATCGATACTGATTAGCTTCTGTCCACTCTTGCTGCTCTACTATATAAACCGTTGTAGGTGACAATCCAAGGAAATGTTTCTGAAACTCGTCTTCACCTGTCTTGGCTGTGATTTCCAACTGATTGTCTGCAGTGTCAGCTGTGATTGAAAAGTTTCCCTCTACCGTGTAAAGTACCTCGTCAGTGATCGTATTGATAAAAGTTACCTTGCGCAAAATTTTGAAGTTATCTGCATCTTGACTGAGATTGTTTGAAGCGACATCTGCATCATTGCAACCAGCTAATATAAATACACCTATTGATGCAAAAATAATTAATAATAGTTTTTTCATTTACTTTCCCTCTTTTTCATCCATTTTTTTACCAATGATCACCGAAATGACCATAATTACTACGAACCCCGAAAAACCTAAAATCACATAACCCATAATTATCCTCCTGCTTCCATAGCGTCCTTGACTAACGGATCATTGATAATGATCTTGTATTTCGTTTCTAACAGCTGTAATTCCGATTCTAATTCAGCAATCTTGTTTCGTTGATTTTTGAATGTGAATGAAATTGTTGATACCACTAGAAAGACAAATGCAATTAAGATAAATTTATAGACATTTTTCATTGTTTGCTCCTTTCATACATCGATATCAATTATTTTTATATAAAAGTGGGGACACCCCTACTTTGTCCCCACTTTAAAAACAAAAGTAGGGACTGCCTTATCCTTACTGCCACAAGCGTTACATCTATTTATCCCTACTGTCCCCACTTTTTTGGGCCCTTATACTATATATATA